CCGCCGACCATGTTATATTCGACATCGTTGATAAATCCATCCCAAGAAATTTAGGAACTGCCATTATATTAACGCCTCGATTGTCATTGTGCCGTTATTGGAATATGATACTCCGTAAATTACGCCGGAACTCGTTGATGTTATCTTTGTAGATGAGAAAGAAAGAGTAATACCGTCCAATGGTTCATAATTATATGCGGGAACAGTTATCGGTATTTCATACATTGTTCTCGGCTGATGGAAGAAATCAAACATCCACTTTGCAAGGTCTCTTATTATTTCTGTTGGTATTAAATCACTTGATACAGTTATCTTTCTTGCTTCAAACGGAGTTGAATACTGATTAAATACGTTGCCGTTGTATGTAACTGTTTCCGCCGAGTTTGAAACCTCAATCAAATCAATTCCCTTATAAGAACTTGGAATCTGTGTAATGTCGCCGGAGTTGGTTGTATTAATCGTTATTGAATTTCCCGTTGTTTGTGGATCACCATCTTGATCACCCCGCCGATATACAAACGCAGTCTTTGCAGCCGAAGTCGAACCAACAAGATTGAACGCCTTGTATATTTTATTTAGTGATGTTCTAATTGAATCGTTGGCGTAATCAAATTCTTCGAGAAATAGATTTATTGTTACACTCCATTTGAAAAGTTGCCATTTGGGAGTAGTAATACCAAATAGATCATTCGAGGATGGATCAAGTGTGAATTGCCCCATATAAGATTGTATCTCATAATTATCGGTAAGGACGTTTAATGCAGATGTGCTTAATTCACACGCACGAAAGACACCATTTGCAGAACTGTCAAATACCGAACAGTATATTGATCCATCCGTTGAATCAATCATACACTCAACAGCATCAATACCCGTTCCGTTTGTTATTGTTGCAGGAGCAGTTGTCTTTGTTGTCGGATCCCATTTGTAAATATCTGTTCCGTTATAATAATAAAGCAAATCGCCGCTTGAGTTCCACTCTCCGATCCAATCTTCAGTTGAAGCAGCCCTAAGTGAAGCATGAGCATTTGCGCCCGAGTATGCACCGTCATCAACCCATGCACCCGCGCCGTCAATGTGATGTTCGTGCAATCGTCCTTCTGTTGTATAATCCTGAACAAAGTAAACATATCCAGTTGTTTTTACCCATAAAGCCCACTTCATCGGCGGATTTGCATTTGTATATACATTTGCAAGAGAAAGAGTTGTGCCGGATATTGTCACCTCGTCAAATCTTGTTCCCCCCTCATCAATGTAAAGTAATGCGTATTTATAACTTCCACCGGAATAATTGTAATCTATTACTTTCGCAGCCCTTATACTTCCCTTTGAGTTCGCTGTTACAGTTGTTGATACGTCATCGTTGCTAACCCGGTAAACGTTTACCTTATTGAATCCGTGAGTATCACCGTATCCAACGGAATCAGACATTATCCATATATGGCTGTTCCTTGAGTTGTAAATCATCTTTCGTATTTCAAACCCGGCTGTAAGTGTCGCTTTCAATGTGTATGTGTCTGTTGACATTGTGCGCTTATACAATTTATTCCCAACGCCTACCCAAACATTTGTTCCATCATGGCAAAGCGCATAACGATTTCCCGATACAGAAACATCCTCCGGAACAACGTCAAAGAATGAAAGCCGCCTTGTATTATTCCACGAAGTTATTGAAAGTGTGTCAAGCGTTATACTTGAGATACCAACTTTAGAATAAAAATTTCTCAACATTCTCGATAAAGCAATACCGTTGTATGTTGATCTTGGGAGTGTGTTACCGCGAACATTTACAACAAAGTATTCAACGCAATCCGTAGTTCTCGCACCATATCCAGTTGCGTAATAAATTGTAACCTTCTGCGTTCCGTCACCATTGAGAAGAGTATTTGCGCCAGATGAAATTGCTGTTGCCGGCCCGTCATCCAACGAAAGATAAGAACCAGAAACCGTATAGGTTAATGTATGCAACCCCGCTTCGAGTGGATAACTTGATATGTTACAATTGGTTATATAATATCCGGGTATCTTGGGAAGTATTACTCCGTCTGTTCCCGATCCATCACAATTATAATTTATGTATTGCGTATTCACCGAGTGACCGGGAATGCGATCCATTATATCTTCGATTGAATAAACCGTAAACTCCACAGAGTCTGCCAACTCATTATACTTCACGTCTGCATCATGGATAAAGCCGTTGAACATATATGCAACATCACTCGCCTGACTACTTTCTGTCCATCCAAGTTTTGCCTCAACCTTTATCTCTGTGTATGTTAATGCCTCAATCGTAACCGAGTCAATATAAAATTCAGTTGCCGTTGCTCCGGATTGATAGAATATCAAGTATCCATTCGATGTTTCGTTTGCTGTGAACTGATATGATATTGAACTGTTGGATGTTGCCGTTAAAATTATATTGGTTGTCGGTGTTCCGCTAAGTTCAGTTGATGTGATTGATGCAGTTGTTCCAATCTTCCATTTTACCGTTCCGCTTGATGTCTTTCTAAACTTGAATGATACCGTATAGGTAACACCTGAGACAAACGACATCGCATCAGTATAGATTCCTTCGTTTGCACTTGTCGTTGTGCATTTACCGTCACCAGTTCCAACAATTGGTGATGAGGTATTTCTTACAAACGCACATCCCCCGCCGGACGTTGACCAACTGTTTACGTTTGATTCAAATGTTCCATTGGCAATGAGATTTGTTGCAGCTGTGAATACATTTGCTTTCCACCATGCAATATTCCGCCCCGTAAACGAAATTGAATCAGCCGTAAACTGTCCGACCTCATATTCAATGTTCTGCGATACATCGGGAACTTCATCAACGAACCCAGATAAATCAGTCCACGTTCCGCTATTAAGTGCCGTTGCAAGTGTTGTAGTTCTCCTTGCATACGGTGTCCAGCGGATTGACTTCGATGCTCCGTTCTGTAATAAAGTCCAAGTTGCTGTCGGAGTAAATTTCATTAGTTGACTTCAATCATTGATGTTTGATCTTTGAAGTAATTTGAAACATTGGATACGCCTGCTTTACGCATCCCCTGTTCAACTATTTTCTTGAATGCTCTTTCGTCTGCGATGTTTGCATTGTTAAGTATGATTGTAATTCCACCTCTGCCAATATTTTGCTCCTGTTCCTTTGTTCGGACTGTTTCACCTACACGCAAAATGGCGGGGCGTTCGTCAAAAGAAATCCTATTTCCACCCGCACCCATTATCCCGCCCTCGTGGAAGGGATTTGCCTGTGATGCTACTATTGCCGCCTGTGTTGCTCCGAGTGCACCCATCGCAATCATAAGCGGAACATTTGGGGCGGCCTCCATAATCGCAAGTGCGGTATTCATTGCAACTTCTGCAGTTTTAGATAGTCTTTCTTTCTCAAACTGATCACGCTTTATATTTTTTATTTGCTCTTCGGCTTCTCTTTCAATTTCTGTTCTTTTGATTAATAGTCCAGTTTTTTCTTGTTCGGATATTGTTTCAGCCGACAATTTTTGAGAAATAGAATCAAGTTCTGCTTTTTTATCTCTTTCAACTTCTGCAACCTGTGCATCGGAAGATTGTTTTAAGTATGAACCAATTAATTGTATTCCCTGTATTGCAACATTCATATATGACTTAAATGCTTTTTCTCTATCTTGCCATTGTTTTAAGACAACATCTATCGCACCTGATCCAATTGGCGTTCCAGAGGTATTAATTAATACTTTTTGTAATTTAATAAATTCGCTAAATGCCGGACTAAGATTATTTTTGAATTCGGCTGCAAGTTCTGATAGTGATTTTCTATTCTCTTCAACTACTTTAGGTGTATTAATTAAATTCTTTTGATATTCACGCAAAGCATCATTATTTAAACTCTGTATGTTTAATTTTATGTCGTTTATTTTTACCTGAAGTTTTAATATGTCCTCAGGAGTTCCAATGTTTTTGTAAACCACCATCGGAGTTCCACTTGCAATCATTTTTAGAGTAGTTCCCCAGTCAATCGTAGCTTGTTTTAACCTAAACATCTCAACCTCTGACGCAACGAGTAATTCAGTCCACTTTGCCACGCCCTGCTCTCTTGTTAATTCTCCCAATCGTATTTTTTGGTTTAAGAGTGTTTCATTAAGATCATCTGCGCTTTTTTTTGCGTCACGACTTGAATTGCCAAATAAAACAAGTGCAGACGATGCGGCGGCAATTGCAATTCCAAGTCCAGCGGGACCGGAAAGAACGCCGAGCATAGACTTTAATGCTAATCCGGTTGATCCTGTTTCCTTCTGCAACCGTTGAAAACTTTCAAGCATAGGATTCAAGTTATTCGCAATACCAATAAATCCGTATGGAGCATCTTGCACTATCCGGTTGAAATTCATCATGGCAAATGTAGCAGAATTAGATGAACTCTGAACTGCTTTGAAAGATTGCTCCGCCTGTGCCTTCACATTAGAGAATACTCTCGTTGCTTCGTCTTTCGCCAATATCTTAAATTCAATTTCAGTCATCTGATTTTTTTTCTTGTTTTGCGAATTTATTATAAACCCTTAACGCTTGAAAGAATATCATCGGCATTTGTTGATATTCCTTATATGAGAGATGAATGATTCCAGAATTGTAATCTGTTATTATTCTGATAATCGAACCGTAAACAGCAACAGCATCTTTCCACTGTTTCTCGGTGATTAGTTCGACTTCTCCGGTGTCGTTCTTGCGTAAATAATCACCCTGCACATCACCGAAACTTGCTTGCAGGGCTATGATCAGTTTTTTTCCTGTTCTCCTGAGAGTGTTGATTCCTTCAGTATCTCTTGTGCAAGTTCAGCGATGCAAGATTTAACAGCGTTCAAAGACTTCTCATCCAATACTCTGCGTTTTCCGAAAGGATATGGTTTATCGGTAAATTTGAAGTCAATACCAAAGTTATCTGCGCCCTTTAACTTCAAGCGAACTACCTCAAGATACTTTCCGGCAATGTCAATCTTGATTTCCGGTTCCATCTTGTCGCCTCTGCCCTTCATCTCGACCTTTGAAAACTCTGCATCTAACCACGCAGACTCTTGTGCATCCAGATACCCAAGTTTGAATACCGTCTTAGGTTCTGTATCGTCTTTCAAACTAAATTGCCGTATTGCATCAACGTCAAACGGAATAATCATATAAACCCTTCTTATGCGTTATCAATTACGATGCTTAGCGCATCATTCATTGTTGCTGTATCGTTTAATTGGAGTTCAACATCGAGTCCAATAATACCATTGCGATCATTATATTTTGCTGATTTGATTTGAGCATTCGGAGCGTCAAAAGTTGTTTTATTTTTTGCCACAGTTCCGGCTACAAGGTTTAATCCATTTGCTCCACTTGCAAGAGCAGTTCCCGCCATATACTTTGACCAAAACGAATAAGTAGCAACAAGAACCATCTCGGGGTTTACGCTTGCCTTAATCTCTCGATCCGTGATTCTAAATCCTTTTAATCCTGTGGCAGAATTTACATCGGGAATCATTTCGATTTTATTGTCAACATCAATCTCTACTTTTGAGCATATTTGAGCAGCATTGTCAATAACGAGTGTTGCACTTTCGATGACTGGAGGAGTTGTGTCTGTATATGTGATTGAAGGGATTGCAGTATCAGAAACGGCAACATAATTTCCTTTGAACGAGAAGTCATAATACGGTATTTTACCGGCTTCCATCACTGCCTTAAATTTACCTACACATCCAATCACTTGATGCTTTAGTCCGTCAAGAAATACTTCGATTGTCGCTGATGTTGCCGGACCAAACATTTGAGAAACGTTTGCGGAAATAGTTGTAAATGTCCAGTCCGTTCCACCAGTTCCACCGGATGCTGTGAAACCACACGCCTTGAGTGCCGCATGAAGTGGAGCGTATGCAGTATTGGTTGATCCTGTTGCAGCCATTTCCATCTTGAAATTGACTTCTGCGTATTGATGCCCTGTAACAAATGGTATTTGACCGAATGCTTCACGATGACTTGCGCGTTGGTTCTGTTCTGTGATTGGAGTAACGGTCGGCTTTTCAATCAGCCGGATAAAATCCGTTGATGCAGAGATCGTTGCAGCTGATGCTTGCGTCGTTTCGCTTGCAACAGCAAGTGCCATTTTTTTAGAAAGTAGTGCCATTTCCTTATTCCTTTATGAATTTATAATTGATAATATCTGCCAATCTTCCAGCCCTTTAACTTGTGGTATAGTCCAGACGGCTGTCTTAATTCTAATTTCTCGTTGGGTGACCGTTCTACCGATGCATTAATATTTGTTCCATTTGCAAGATATTCTATTGCCGCCGATACGTTGATCTTACCATATCCGTTATATTTATTCCACCCCCCACCCGATGCGGTTTCTCTTGCAGCACTCCTTACATCGTCCCACCCCTTATCAGATTCATGCTTTATTTTGAGCAACTTCCCCGCAATTATTCCCGCCGAATAGCTTGAATGTTGTGCATCTTCTGCTATTTGTTCGGTATCGAAAAACTCTAATCCATTGCCATATCCTGTTTCATTATTTTCTATGCCAGCACCAGTTGAAACTATGCACTTTGGTATTGATTGCAACGAATCCAATTCTTCGTAATCATTGCTCCCCATTGGCATAACCGTTAGGATGCCATATTTATTAAAATAATATTCTGCGTCTGACTGATAAACATATATTCCGGTTGTTGCCCTTATAAGTATTTCAATGCAACGAGAAGCGCAATATTTATAATCATCGGTTGTTATTTCAATATCATTGTATGATAAACCATCGCCATACCCAGCAATAAAAGATTGCGCCACGTTTTGATCGTGCGGCAAAGAACCACTAAACGATATTACGGCATACTTTGACATTACGGATATACAAGTATCTCTAAAAATGCACCCCATCCATTTGCACCAGTTGTATGATCTGTTATTGCAAAGGAGTAAATTGTAATTGTGTTTGTTGTGGTTGTTACATATATATCTCTTGTTAAACTTTTTGGAGTTAACCTCACAACTGTTTTTGATGTATCGAGTGTCAGGGTGCACGTATATTGACCAACATCACCATAAGCGAATGATGGAGTTTCACCAAGCGTATTTTCAAGAACTGTTGCCGATGGAGCATTTGTAGATGATTGAGAAACAATTGCAACATACTTTTTCACCGGGATACCCATTGGTCTATTTGTCGTTCCATCACCAATCCAAACGCCATAGGTATCTGTATCAAATCCGATCTCTCCGCTTGCCAATGTCGGACGAGTTGATGCAGTTCCCTGTCTTACTTTAATTTTCCGCTTAATTGTTGCCATTATGTATAACTCCCTGCTTCAAATGTATTTGAAATAATATTCGTGTCAGTATATGCTCCGCCTTCAATAGTTTCATCAAAGGTTGATGTAGTATAATCTCCGCCATCGAGAACAGTCTTATACAGCAAACTCATCTCGACTTCAAAATTGTTCGTAGCAATAACGAAATAGCCATCGTTCTCGTAATCATCGAATGTTGATCCGGCAAAGTTCACCACCCTTGTATCGGTTGAACGGTTGCCGGGATTCATCACCATTGCCACAAGTTCTTCATTCCAAGTGTGAGCAACATCCAGACGAGAAAATGAATTGTTCCCCACTGCATAAATAGCGGTAATGGAAACCTCATATATTGGATAAATTCGATCTTCGGTGTCTGCGCCGTTTGGCTTGATTGCTTTTAATTGTATTGAAAAAGATTTGTCCGCCATCGTTTCAGGAAGATTGTCAACGGTAAAAGTATCTACCGATTCAACATACCCCGCTGCTGACAGCATCCCTGAAATATGATCTCTTAGGTCGTTATACATTGTCTGTTGGTGTTAGTGTGCATCTGCAATAAATACCGCACTGAGTGTTTCCGTAGCCCGGTAAACCTATTTCTTCCCATTCACTAAATTCTTTTTCGCCTTCGATGGAGTGTCTCTTGCAATCTTCACAATGATCTTTTGCCGTTGGATCAAGTTCCCATATCCACAAATCTGACAGCCCCTTTATTGTCTCATTGCTTTCAATCTGCGATATGGTGTTAATCATGTTATCAGAACTTCCACCGATCCACCCCTTGAACGATTGGAACTCGGCCATATCGTTATCCAATGAATACATTAGCCGATTGAATATCTCTCGTTCAGACATTCCAAGCGATCGCATCCTGTTGATTGCGTTAATGAGATCTTGCTCCAATACGGTGTATGCCGTTTGGTAATCATCAATCCACGTTTGAAATATCTGACCTGTTTTTTGTTCGACTGTGATAGGCACATTAAAGAGATATGGTTGCTTTTAATTTCATTTTAAGGGCATCTTTTATTTGGATTGAAGCTGTTCTATCAATCTCTTTCTTGCCCTGCTCAAGTTGTTTCTGAAATCCTTTTCGTATTTCTTCCTCGTTTGTCGGAAAGATCAATGGGGGATTTTTTACTCTTGGATTTGTTCCTTTGTATTCCGTTTGATTTCTACTATTCCACGCGAGCAACTCCGTAAATTTCTTTCCAGTTGGATGAGTTGTATCGTTCACAAACACTTTGAGATACATCGGATTTGCAAGGTAATTGAATGCTCCTCTTGCAAAATGCCCTGTAACATACATACGCTGAGTTGATACAGATTTATTCCTTCTCGCTTTCCTTTGCCGAAGCGTTGACTGTTCCGGTGCAGAGTATGGTTCTCCGGTAATACCAACATTATCGGCAACAGATTTCATTAGTTCTCTGATTATCTGTGTTCCAAGCCGATCAAATTCCTGTGTGAAGTCAAACTGCATTTATCTTTTCCTCTGCAAACTTGCGAGATATTGACCGAACATCTTTCACTATCGGTAAAACCTTTTTCACTGTCTTTTGTGTTGCAATCTTTCTTGACTTCTTTACCATTGTAACAAACTTCTGTAATGATCCGCCCGATTCAGATGCAAACCGTTTTAGCATCTTGTGCGTTTCGTTGTATGCAATCTGCTTTGCCTTCTCCGCCCGTTCATCAATCGTATCAATAAACTTTATATGCTCTTCTTTTTTCAACGAGTCAACCTTCGCTGTGCGGATTTGTTTAATTCATCCGATTCATCAATCAAATTATCTTCGTTTGAATCCAATGCAAATTTATACCCGGAAACAACAGAGGAATATTGTGAATCATAAAATTTTGCTCGCTCTGACCATATATCATCCGGTGTCTTTGCGAGAAACTTAAATATCAAATGTAGTGTTTTGTAAATTGTCCATACGTCAAATTCTGTTTCATAAATTGCAGCCGTGTAGGTAATCGTTCCGCTTGCAATTGTTGATACGTAGCGATAATATTTATGCTCCGAGTAAAACACAGCCGTTGATTCTCCTGTTGCCGTTGGTGATACCGAAGTGATTGCCGTCCAGTTCGATGGTTCTGTTGAATCTTGAATATTAACATCGTTTGAACCCTGTATTGCAATTGTCGGAGTTCCTGATATGGCTGTTACGTTTACCACGAACCGCCGGAATCCCTGTTGACCGTCAATATGTGTTCCGGTTGTTGATGTTGTTTCTGTTGATGAGGTTAAAGTATCTTGCTCGCTCGTTGCGGTTGCTGCCCGCTTCAAGTCTAACGGTTGATGGATAAACCGGGCATCAATTGACCTCGATCTAACATCGTTCAATACCAGATTAAATGCCTCGTTTATCTGTGTAGAATAATCATTCTGACTTGAAGGAAGATAATCCTCGATTGTCGGGTAATACTCTACAAGATCATCAGTTGAAACAAAGTTTTTGAGCATAAGTAATAATGGGGAGAGATTTTACCTCTCCCCGATTGTGAGTAATTACTGTTTCTTTCTTATCTGTGCAGAATAAGTGTTTGTTCCTGTAAATGCCGGGCCGGTTGATCCAACAATTACCAAACGAACAGAATAAAAACCTCCGCACTTTTCGCTTAAATCAAACGACTTCTTTGCTGTCGCAGCCGTCCAATTAAGTGAGTCAATGGTAATGAGGTTAGTTCCATAATTCACACCATCCGTAGAACCTTGATATTTAACAATCAATCCGCCAACAGTTCCTGTTGCCTGCGAAAGAACCAGGTGAACCTGACTCCATCCCGCAAGAACGATACCGCGAGTCGTATCAGTTGTTGAAATATTCGCTATTACCCCACTAATCAATGAATCACCTGTTGCGGCAATCGCATTGTATCTTCGCGGAGTGTAAACGAAATCCTTGTTAACTGGCTGACCTTGCCCGGTATTTTGAGCAAACAGTTCAATTCCAGACAACAGCACAAGGACAAATAAAAGAATCTTTTTCATAATTTGTTTCTCCTTGTGATTAATTAGTTATTCCCAACGGATGAAGCACAGATACCCTGAACCATATTATCCGTGTCAACAACGCCGTATTCGAACACGCCGAACCATCCAACGTTTACGAACCGGAGAAGTTTATCAAACGGTCCGGAAATAACAATGTGTGGCTCTTCGGATACCGCTTTCCCGAGCGCATTGAATCCAAGCACGTTTACTTTGTATGTGTCAATCGTTCCGTTAGAGTTTGCAGTCACAGTGACATTCTTTGATCGTAACCATCGAATACCACCGAACATACCAACTTCATTACGCAATACCGTTGTTGCGTTGGAATATTTATTTACGTCTACCCACGAACCAGCACCGACTTCATTGCGAAGATCAAATAAGCAATCCTCATGCGCAACGCCAAAATACATTCCATCTTTCAATGCCGGAATATTCTTTCGGGAAAGTTTGTTATACAAACGATTCGCAAAAGTTTTATCCAACACATCGGAGGTAGAAATATTGGATGCAGCCGTTGCAGCATTGGGGTAAATAACGGTTGTTGAGAATGCTTCGAGTTTAGTAATAGCCAGTTTATCCATTGAACTTCCCATATTCTGACCTACCAAACGAGTTGCAGCCGAATCAAGCCGACCATCTGAAGCAAGATTGGCTTTCTTGGTTGTGGTTACAGCTGCACCATATTCCAGCGGAAGAATTGATACCGCCGTATCGGTTATCTCTACCGATGTTACATCTTCTTTATTTGTTAACGCCGAAGTTACATTTGCCATTTGTCCAAAACGAGGGAAGTAAATCGTTCCCGCATTTGCAGCAACTCTTACAGTTGCCAATTGATCCGTCACCAGTTCGGCGGCGGCCTCGAAAAGTGTTGCCTGATTCCAAAGCGATAAAATACTATCGCCAACGGAAGTCGAATCAGTCATAGTTGAAGTGAAATCTGACATTTAAGTTATCTCCTGTATTATACCAAACGCCCTTGCTTCTGCATATAGTTATAAATATCATCTGCGTTTTTGAACTCGGGCTTACCCGCTTCTTTACGCTGTTTACCTGTTACAAGTGCGCCTGTTGTGGTTTCTGTTGTTCTCTTCTCTACGTATTTTGAGAGTTTGTCCAGATCGTTTATATCTGATGCAAATTCTCTCTCATCTTCGGGAAGTTTGTTTATTAATTGTTCACGAAGTTTTATTTGCTGTTGTTCAAAGAGATCCGCTTTCTTCTTGGCATCCGCCAGTTCAGATTCACGCTGTGCAAGAACCTCTTTCAGTCTGCCTTCATCAATGGCTTTCTGCTCTTCTTCTTTCTTGCGCTGTTCTTCAAACTTCCTTGCTTTATCCTTCGCCTTGTCTCTTTCGGCAATTAACTCTTTAACGTAGTTTTCGTCATAAGTCTTTGCCTGTTCAGTTCCGGCATCCGCCTTCTTCTGTTGTTCGTCCGAACCCTTTACATCTTCTGCCATATATTTTCTC